TCTCCCTTTTATTGTTTAAAAATTATGTCTACATACATTTCTTTAACGAATGAATTGCTACGAAGAATGGGTGAAGTTGTCTTAGACTCCACCGAATTCGATGGAGCTAGGAATATTCAAGCCCTAGCTAAAAATGCTGTCAATTCATCTGTTAGGGAATTGATGCATGGTGCTCAAGAGTGGCCCTTTGCTTTAACAACTTACACTCAAACACTGACAGTAGGGATAGGACAATATAGTTTTCCTTCCGATACTTCTGTTGTTGATTGGGAAAGTTTCTATCTTAAGAAGTTGACAGCAGCTAATAACGCTCCTCAACATCTTTCTGTTCTTACTTACACTGACTACTTAGACAACCATCGTCCCAGAGAAGACATGAATGGTACGGGTGGTTATGGCGTGTCTAAACATATCTACCAAACACAAGAGTCTAAGTTTGGTATCACTCCACTGCCTGATCAGGCATATCAAGTTGAATATAAGTATTGGTCTTTCCCTGCTGATTTAGTAAACTCTACAGATGTATGTATTGTTCCTGACCGATTTACTAGTGTGTTACTAGATGGTGCTATGTTCTACATGTTGATGTTTAGATCAAATGAACAGGGTGCTACTATGTACAAAGAGAAGTTTGACATGGGCATTAGAACAATGCGTAGGCTTTTGTTAGATGAGCCTATGTATATGCGCTCAACAATTATTGTGGCTCCTTCATTCTCAGCTAGAGTGTTTTAATGGCAGATAGAATTAGTGGCTTTAAGGTTACATGTATTGGTGGTATGAACACCAATAGAGATGTGTTATCTCAAGGTGAACTATATCCCGGATCTGCCACACAGCTTATTAATTATGAGCCATCTATTACTGGTGGCTATAGACGAATTAGTGGATATGCTAATAGTTATGGAACTGTAACTGGCACAGGTAATGTGCTTGGCGTTATGATTGCAGAGAACTTAAATGATGGAATCTTTGCTTGTCGGAAACCCTCTGCTGGTACAAACTACTTTTATAAGTGGGTAGCTTCTTCATCCACTTGGTCAGCCATTACAACTCCAGCAGGTGTTACGATGGTGGGAGTTAAGAAGGTTAGATTTACTAGATATAATTGGAGTGCTCCTAAGTTTGCATTAACTGATGGAATTAACCCTGCTGCTGTGTATGATGGAACTACATATACACAGATTACAGATGCTAATGCACCTAACAGTCCTAAGTATTCAGCAGCTTTTAAGAATCATTTATTCTTAGCTGGTGATCCCACAGATCCTTACAATTTATATATCTCTTCTCCATTATCAGAGACAAACTTTAATCCAGCCAATGGTGCTGCTGTTATTAATGTTGGCTTTGAGATTGTGCAGATTAAACAGTTTAGAGATACGCTGTACATCTTTGGTAAAAATGCCATTAAGAGTTTGACAGGAACTAATATTGCTGACTTTGTGGTTGGCGAAGTGACAACAAATTTAGGTTGTGTTGTTCCAGATAGTGTGATAGAACTGGGTGGTAATCTAGTATTCCTTGGTCCTGATGGTTTTAGACCAGTGGCTGGAACAAGTAAGATTGGTGATGTGGAATTGGAAACAATTTCAAAACAAATTCAATTTACCATCACTGCTATTTTGCAAGAACTTGTAGCTGGTGCTATTGATCCAGAAACATTAAGCTCTGTGGTTCTTCGTAAGAAGTCACAGTTTAGATTGTTCTTACCAGCCGAAGGAACCTTTGGTTTGTTAGGTGGTCTTAGAGCTAGTGAAGGTGGTGTGTCTTTTGAGTATAGCCAGCTTTTCGGCTTCCCAGCTACATGTGCTGCTAGTGGATATATTGGTGTAGATGAGATTGTTATTCATGGGGATTCTACTGGTAAGGTGTTTAAACAAGAGACTGGAAGTTCTTTTAATAGTTCAGAAATCTTGAGTGTTTATCAAACACCTTTCTACTATTTTCAAGATCCTTCAATCCGTAAAAACTTCTATAACATCTCTACCTTCTTGCGTAGTGAAGGATCTACTAGTATTGTGATGGGTGTTAGCTATGACTTTGAAGACTCAGTAAATGTCTTTAATCCAGCCAACTACAACATTTTAACTACTGGTGCTGCTGCTTATTACAATGAAGCCATCTATGATGCTGCTGCTATTTACGATGGTAATCCATCACCAGTGGAAAAGACAAACATTGAAGGCTCTGGATTCTCAGTGGCTTTCAAATATGTGACTAATGATACGAATGCTAGTCATACAATTCAGGGCTTGGTCTTGAATTATTCAATGAATGATAGACGCTAAGGAGAACTACCTTGACAGGTTATGTAAGACAATCGTCAGCTGATATCGTCCCAACGGGCGTAGTCCGTGCTGCTCCAATTAATAATGAGCTTAATGCTCTGCGTGATGCTTTTGCTACTGGTGGTGGTCATAAGCATGATGGCACTGCGGCTGAAGGACACCCTGTTCCTGTCATTGGTGACAGTGACTTATTAAATAAGATTGCTACTGATACAGGTAACAATCGTCATGGTGTGTTTGTTGAGGTGTCAGCGGCTGCTGTTGAGCAGGTGCGCTTTCAAGATGGTGTTATTGTTCCAGTAACAGATAATGATATTGATTTAGGTACAAGTTCTTTTGAGTTTAAAGACTTGTACATTGATGGCACAGCAAACATTGATAGCTTAGTTGCTGACACTGCTGACATTAATGGTGGAACAGTTGATGCCACTGTGCTTGGTGCAAGCACTCCTGCTGCTGGTACATTCACTTCTCTCACTGCCAACACCTCTTTAGTTGCAGCCACTGCTGACATCAATGCAGGTACTATCGATGGTGCTGTTATTGGTGGATCTTCTGCTCAAGCCATTACAGGCACTACAGTTACTGCTACCACTGGCTTTGTTGGTGGACTCACTGGTGCTGTCACTGGTAATACAGCGGGTACACATACAGGAGCAGTTGTTGGAAATGTTACAGGCAACTTAACTGGTAATGTTACAGCCTCTACAGGCACATCAACATTCAATGATGTCACCATCAATGGTGGATTGAACATGGATGCTGGCACTGCTGCCACCATCACCAACCTAACTAGTCCTACCAATTCTGGTGACGCAGCTACCAAAGGCTATGTAGACACAGCAGATGCGCTTAAGCTAAATCTAGCTGGTGGCACTATGTCTGGTGTTATTGCTATGGGTACTAGTAAGATTACTGGATTAGGTGATCCAACTCTTGCACAAGACGCAGCTACTAAAACTTATGTTGATACATCTATCAGCAACTTAGTAGCCGCTGCTCCCGGAGCGTTAGACACTCTAGATGAACTTGCTGCTGCTTTAGGTGATGATGCCAACTTTGCCACTACAGTTACAAACTCCATTGCCACTAAACTAGCTCTTGCTGGCGGCACTATGAGTGGTGCTATTGCAATGGGTACTAGTAAAATTACTGGACTAGGTGATCCGACTCTTGCACAAGACGCAGCCACTAAAACTTATGTTGATACAGCAGACGCACTAAAACTGAATCTGTCTGGTGGCACTATGAGTGGCGCTATTGCTATGGGTACTTCTAAGATAACAGGTCCCACAGCAAACCAAGACGCTGCTACTAAAACCTATGTAGACACTGCTGATGCATTGAAGCTGTCCTTAACAGGTGGCACAATGTCTGGAGCCATTGCTATGGGTACTAGCAAGATCACTGGAATGGGTGATCCTACAAATGCTCAAGATGCAACTACTAAGAATTACATTGATACGTTATTTGGTAGTACAACATCTGCTGCTGCTTCTGCTTCGGCTGCTGCTACCTCTGCATCTAATGCAGCCACCAGTGCAAGTAATGCATCTACATCAGAAACCAATGCTGCTTCATCAGCGTCTGCTGCTTCTACATCAGCGTCTAATGCTGCTGCTAGTTATGACGCTTTTGATGATAGATATCTAGGTAGTAAGTCTACTGTTCCTACATTGGACAACGATGGCAATGCCCTTCTTACTGGTGCTCTGTATTGGAACTCTGTTGGTAACATCATGTATGTGTACACAGGTTCTTCTTGGGTGGCGGCTGGCTCTGCTGTCAATGGCACAGCAGAAAGAACTGTATATACAGCAACATCTGGACAAACTACATTCTCAGCAACATACGATGTTGGTTATGTAGATGTTTACTTGAATGGTTCTAAGCTTCAGGTAACAGCAGATTTCACAGCCACAGATGGTTTAAATGTTGTGTTGGTATCTGGAGCCACTGTTGGGGATATTATTGACATTGTTGCATATGCTGCATTTGAGTTGGCTAATGTTTATACACAAGCACAATCAGATGTTAGATATGCACAGAGATCCAACAACTTGTCTGACTTAGCTAGTGCTGCTACAGCTAGAACAAACTTAGGTTTGGCAACTGTAGCCTCTTCAGGATCTTATAATGATTTGTCTAATACACCAGCGGGTTTCACCACTGGTAAAGCCATTGCTATGGCTATC